TTTCGAAACTTTCGGTAACATCGGCAGTTGCTACTACGTTTCTTGCTTCACTAATAGTTTTAATATTCGATCCAGATTTAATCAATATATTTTGATTAATGCCTGAAAAGTTTCTTAAAACCTGTAAAGTGCTTTCACTTAATTCCATAATTAATAACCTTCCTTTTTGTATTTTATAATAATATTATACCATAGATTTGTGCAAATGTACACAGTTAATTTCATTTAATTTTTTATCTTAGAAAAATTTCTATCTTTTACAAATTCAATCTTGGACTCAAACTTACCATCTAATATGTCTCCTTTATGAGATATAATAAAGGTATTACTATTAGCGTCCATCATGGATAGTATTTTTAATAAGTTTTCAATACCATCATGATCAAGTGATGAATCAAATGTTTCATCAAGTACCAATAGATTAGTTGATACTGAATTTTTCATTTTAGCGATCTGCCTCCATGTAAATAATAAAGATAAATCGATCCTTTGCTTTTCGCCTTCACTAAAAGAATCATAAGTAAAATCATCTCTGTGTCTAGACTTTATTGTTTCATTAAAATTTTCATCTAAGTTGAAAGAAACGAAGAAGTCCAGAGTTTGCAAGAACTGATTAACAAGTTTATTAATAGTAGGCAAATACTGTTTAATAATTTTTGTCTTAATACCAGTATCTCTTAACATTTCAGCAATAACATTGTTATAACCGAACTGTTCGTTTAACTTAAGCTTCTCTTCAAATAAACTTTCTTTATCGCTATTCATAGTTTCTAAGTCGTTACGTGCACCAGTTAGATCAGCCGATACTTCACTTTCTAAATACTTTTGTAACTCATCGTTGTTTTGATTTACTGAAACGATCTCTCTATTATTTGCATTAATAGTATCTGTTTTTTCTTTTACGTCTTTAATGATTTCTTCTAATGCTAATATGTTTGTGTCAATAGAATTACCATTAACTTCTACTGTATTTAGAGATGATTGGACTTTTTGAGCTTCACTTCTTGTTTCTGAAATAAGTTTATCTTTGTTAGCTATAGGCTGATCACATGTAGGACACTCATCATTCTTTTCTAGAAACATACCACGTTTTGCAACTGATTTCATTTCTTGTTTTATAGTAGCAATTTCACCTATAACTTTATTCTTTTGTGTTTGTAGTTTTTTTAGTTCATCAATTGCTGTACTAGATTCGAGTGCTAAACTCAATTCACTATTTTGTATTTGAAGTTTCTTTATTCTTTCTCTTGCAGTTGCAATTTGATTTTCATATTTGTTTCTATTCTCTTTGGTAAGAGCAGCGATATCTCTAATATATTTTGCTTGCTGTTCTATTTTACTTTTTACGATATTAGTATCATTACTTATTCTAGTAATGCTTTCTTTTAATATAGAATTTCTTTCTCTTATAATAAGATTCATCTTAGAAAAAATATTAATATCTAGGAGATCTTCAATAACATTCCTACGATGGCCTGCATTCAGTTGCATAAAAGGTATGAAAGAAGATGAACCTAAGACAACTACTTGATGAAAACTTTTATGATTAAGTTTTAATATATTTTGCTCAAGGATCTTCTGATATTCTAATGAATGAGAAGATTGGTTGATCATAGCACCATCTTTCCATATTTCAAATATGTTTGGCTTTATGCCTCTTATGATTTTAAACTGTGCTGCACCTACTGAAAACTCTACTTCAACTACTGCTTGCTTTTGATTTATAGAATTAACTAATTGGTTCTTCATAATTTTACGATGAGGTTTGCCAAACAATGCAAACGATATAGCATCTAACATGGTTGATTTACCAGCACCATTATGACCAACAATAAGTGTTGACTTATCTTTATTCAAAGGTATCTCAGTGAAAGAATTTCCAGAAGATAAAAAGTTCTTATATTTTATAGATTTAAAATTTATCATGCTATTTCAAGTGCCTGTGCTTCTGTCATTAGTTCTCTCATTTGCAGTTTAATCTTGGTCTTATCTAAATCTGTATCTACTGCTTCGACATATGAATCAACAATTTCGCCTGTATCTTCAAATTTCATATTTTCATCTTCAACGTTTTGACCCATAAATTCATTAAAGTTTTCTGCTATTTTTAATTCATAGATATCTTGATTCTGAATGTTATCAATAAATCTATCGAATGTAAATGGATCAGTCTTTTCTGCTACAACAACTTTAACAAACTTTTTAGATAAGTTTTTATTATAGTTATTATAACATACTTCTTTGTCATTGTACACTATTTTTTCAAATAAAGTGTAAGTATTTTGTATTTTTTCTATTTGTCTTGTTTCAGTATCTAAAATATGAAAGTACTTTGTATCATGTGCATCAGACCAAAAGAACTCCATAGGATTACCTAAGTACCATATGTTATCTCTTTTAGATGCTGTATGATAATGACCAGATAATACTTGTTCAAACTTATGAAATAGCTTTGGATCCATACCGCCATGTGCCATGATACCTCTGCCAATTTCAAAGTTAGCTAATTCAAGATGAGCGCCTAGCCAGTCTGCTTTGCAGTCTCTAATAAAATTCATTGATTGGTCGTAGTTATCTGCGCATATCCATGGAAGTAATCCCATATTCAAAGAACCGTATTGCATAACAGTTGGTTCCATAATTATATGGATTTCATTCATATAATGTCCTAGGCATTCTTTTAATGAATTCAATTCATTAGTGTTCTTATAATACGTATCATGGTTGCCTGGTATAATATCCATAACCATATTATTTTTTCTTAAAGGTTCTAAAAACACTCTTCTATTTTGGTTAAGTGCTTTAAAATTTACAAATTTACGGTGATCATAATAATCACCTAGGTGTAATATTTGTTTTATTCCACGTTTTTTACACTCTGGAAAAAATATATTTTTATAAAAATCTTCTGCATTATCTAAAAATATTTCTGAAGAGTTTCGAATTCCGTTATGTGTATCATTGAGTATTGCTATTTTCATTCGTTATTCTCTTTCTTAAATCACTTGTACTAAATCTATGTTCTCTTTTATTAAAGTACAATTCTATATCACGTGCTTTACAAATATCTCTTCCTGTAAAGTCTTTTTCTCTATATTCTTCACCTAGTATGCGTACGTCTATATTTCTCATAGAAAGTATATCTATAAGATCATTTTCGTACATGTATGGAATAACTTCATCTACAAATCTAACTGCAGATAGCTGTGTGTATCTTTCAACTATTGTTTGAACAGGTTTATTTTTTTCTATTCTATCAATAGAAGGATCAATCTGTAAAGCGCATATTAAATATTCACAATGATCCTTTGCTTCTCTTAACATTTCAATATGACCAGCGTGTAATAAATCAAATGTAGATGCTGTAATACCTACCTTCATTGCATAAACACGCTTAAATCTGAATCCGCTAATTTTACTTTGCGTTTCTTTTTTTCTTTCTTAACTATTTCTTTTACTTGATTATCTGTATTACGTACTCTTGCAATTCTATCTTTAAGTGTATCAACAAACCGTGATGCTTGATTAGAAGCTACAGCTTCAGTACCCATGTCAATAAAATTTTCAATACCAGATTTAGCTAAATAATTAAGTTTAATTTCTTGTTGTTTTTTTTCTTTTGATATTCTTCTTAAGAAAGCATACCATGTTATCTGAGTAAAATATGCAAATGCATTTGGTTTACCAGTTCTGGTTGCTGCTTCTAAATTATAGTTGCTAATCGCCTTTAAACAATTTTCAACAGCATCCATAACCATTTCTTCTCTATAAGTATATCTTATAAAGTTTCCTTTATGCGATAAACCTTCAGCTATTTTTAAGAAGCATTGAGCAACATAGTCTGGGACTGTAGGAATTTTAGTTTCATTATCTCGTGCGATTACAACTCTTTCAACATATTCGACTACTGCGCTAGAGAAGTCAGAATTGTTAACATAGTGTATACTTTTTTTGCGTGCCATTATCATAACCTTTATTTTATAGTATTATTATACACTGATTTTACGTAAAAGTACACTGTTTAATTTCTCTCTTAATTAAAAATATAATAGTGTACATTTGTGTGAATATATGGTATAATAAAAGAGTATACGGGGAGAAGGGGATATACTTATTTAATGCAAGCTTGGTTTCTTTTTAAACAACTTGATTATCTTGCCATCGTCTGAGTCTAAAGAATACGGAACTTCTTCAGTAGCACCATATTTATTAGATAAGAAATCATCCATTTCATCATCTGTTAGATCTCTTAGTTCTTCTTGTATTTCATCTAAATTAGCATATGCTTTTCTTTTAGTATTTCTATTTAATTTTAAGTCTTCTTCAATTCTTGTAATGCATGTTTTATAATGTTTTAATATATCTGGAGAAGGATTAGTTGTTACAATTATGTGTGCAGAATTTAAAGTTTGTAAAGACTCCGGATCATCTTGAAAGCACATCCATGGTCTAAAACAAAAGAACCTCCATCCTTTTTGATAGTCTTCTACGCCAACAACTCTTAAGGCTTTTTTAACTAACACATCTCCAGCATCTTCGCCAGTGTCCCATTCCAAGACTTCACATATTATTTCATCATTATTAGTTAGTTTAAATTGTTTTATTTTCATAAATTCACTCTATAAGTTTTATGGTTAAATTTTTCTCTACCGTAAATTCTTAATCTTTCATCTGCATGTAATATACCAAAGTTCTTTTTACTTTTCCAAGTTATGTCATCAATAATATC